AAGCCTTACTGTTTGCAGTTGGCATTTTCCCACCTGATGTTTGGCATGATTGGGAACATTATAAAGGAACCATGCTCGTTTTAGGTGTGGCGATGATACCAAGTGCGTTATTTTGGGGCTTATTGAACAATATTATTATAATTAAATAAAATTTTTGTTATAAATTGGGAAGATTTTGGAAATTGTGGGAAGAAGTGGGAGTAAAAATGAAATTTTTTTGCAGAATGTGCAAAGGTAATTGTTTTTGAGTAATTTTGCTCGTACATAATCGATTTTGTGCAGGCATAATTGATTTTGAGCAAAATGCGATGAAGAAAAGCGACTTTTTGTCGCTTTTGTTTTTTGTACCAAGAAAAAAGCCCTATCGCTAGGGCTTGTTTGGTGGTTTAGTTTAGGATTTTCATCGCTTCTAAAAGTTTTTCTGTGTAGAGTTTTAAAAGGATTTGGTTGGCGTGGGTTGGATTTTCAACATTTTTAAGATTATTTAAGTCATCTTGTAATGAACCTAATAAATCTTCAGCTCGTTTGATTTGACGTTGGTAGTTGTCGCTTTCAATTTGTGTTTCTAAAAAACTAGCTTCTTTCATAATTTCACCTTTAAAAATATGTGGTTAGGTTGTGGCGTTTGCCTGTCTGTACGCACATATTCGCTCTGTTTCGCACACATAGCAAGCGTTTCTGTGCGTAGTAGCGTGTTTTGTACGCTGTTGTGCGTAGGTATGAAAAAAGCCCATCAAATCAACGTTCGATGGGCTTTGGTGATGGGTTTAGTGCTGTATTCCTGCTCGTTTGCACCATTTTTTCAAGTGTTCGATGATGTTACCTGCGTAATATTTGCTTAGTTCTTCTAAGCTGTTGGCACTTGGGATATGGCGTTGCACAAATTTAATCAGAGCCTGTTCGCTTGAGTTGCGGACTTGCCCTGCTTCGTGTAGCGATTGCCAAAGATGGCGAATCATTTTACATTGTGCATTGGTTGCAAGTTCGTCAGTACCTGCTTTTTTCTTAACTTCGATATTGAAGCCGAGTCGTTTTAGCCGTGTGAGAACGTTCTCCAGTTCTGTGCTGTTCATCTCTTTTGTGCTTTCTTTGCCAGTTGTGCTGAGTAAGATGTCTCGGTAGGTGTCATCATCTAAGTTGAGTTTATTTTTTGCGATGTGAATTAGCTGTATTTGCTTTTTGCGTTTATCCAGCGTTGGTTTTGCCATAGTTGCTCCTATGCAGATAAAGTCAGATAACTTTCAAAGAGTTTGATTGGTTCATTGATGTCTGCAACTGCATTTTTCCAAGCGATTTTGAGAAAGTCTGCGACTTGGCAATGGTCAATCTTTGTCATTACAGTACTGGTTACGAGTAATGTTTCATCATTGGCTAAACGTACATAAACATTGACGTGGTAGATGCGTTGTTTTTTCAAGATTTTTGTGCCGTTGTGTTTCCAATCTTGAAATGCAGTCAGTTTGACTTTGACATCATCGCCGTGTTCGATAAAGTTGAGTTTTAGACAGCCTTTAAAGTTTTTGCGTGGGATTTCTTCATTCATGATTAAATCTCCTGTAAAAAAAGCACCTTAAATGTTGGTTTTAAGGTGCTTTGTTTGTTTATTTCAGACTTACCAAATTAAAAGTCCACCCACAAGACCAAAATCACTAGTTTTCTCAAAAATTTCTTGATGAGATAGCCAGTTATCAATTTCATCTTTGTACTGTTGTAAATTTAAACCCAAAATACTCATATTGCTTTTTAATACTAAAGCATAAAGATATTCTCCCGAGTAGCTATTACCATATTTCATGATACGGAAACTCGTATCTTGAAGTTGAGGAGCTAAGAATTCATCTACAAAATCATCAAATTCATCTAAATTCGGTAACTTATCTTCATTAATTTTGACTTCTACGCCAATACCAAATACTGCATCATAATCTACGCCCATGATTAAGCTCCTTTCACTTCAACTTCAAACGGTGAAATAATAAAATCTTCCACCCCTTGCACAATACTAATACCGCTAATTTCTTTAACTGCCTGTGGGTCAGCAAGAATCGCTTCCTTATTCACATTCTTTTTAATGCGAACAAAACGCTCCAAACCTGCTTGCTCAAGCTGTTCAATCACAAAATCTTCTTTACGAATCGTTACTTTAGCAGGACGATAACGCCAAGAAACTTCGCCAACGATTAAATTTGCGGTTTTTAAGCCTTTATCCAGCAGGCTATTACGATTGGCTTCACACCAAATCTGAGCCTGATGGGTCAAACGCTCAACATCAAGCTGTAACGCATTGATATTACCTTTGTAACTATCGGTAATTTCAGCAATTTTATCGTTCATTTCAGCTTCTAAACGAGCGATTTCACGCTGTTTATTACCAATTTCCGTGATGTTATCCATCACTTCGCTTTTGCTTTGACAAGCAATAACCGTTGATTTACTACGATTTTTTGACATTTGCTAACTCCATCTGTTTATGTTTCACAATATAATCAACAACACCATCTTTAATTGAGTTCAAAAATGCAACAAAGACAGGGTCGATTTGTGGTTGAGCATCTAAACATTCCTGCACAGAAATGCTTAACTCTTTATCTAAATCATCTGCTAGACGATATACTGTACGAGCAAGTAACTCATGCCCAAAGTGCTGAGCCAACTCTTTGACATCATCACTATTTTGCAAACTATATTGCTTAATCACGTTTCTTTCTCCTCTTCGAGTTCAAGTTTTTTAAGTCGTTGATAGCAGTCCTCTAGGGTTTCGCCTTCTGTACGTTTGCCCATGAGATAAGCAGGCAATTGTTTAACTGGTATTCCCTTGAGTGTGCGTGGTTCTTTCTCTTGATTCATCTTGTTCATAAACGAGAACAAGTCTTTTACATCAGGTGCGAGTGGCTGATGTTTCATTCGCTCATGTTCTTCAAGATGTTTTTCGTAGTCTGTTTTCTGTTGTTGCTGTTTTTGTTGAATTTTTTCCAACATTGATGGAGCACTATAAACAGTTTGGGCAGAATGACTATCGTGTGATTGATGTTGTGGCTCATCTTCTTTGTAGTTGCTAAGTACTTCATAGAGATAGCCGTGATTTTTGAGTGGCAACTGAAGTTTGCCCAGTTCTCTACGTTCAAGCATGACATTGATTGCCCAGACCCATGCTCGCTTGGGAGCAGGATAGGTATGGCGGTTGCGTTGAATTTGTCCTGCGACAATGTCTGGAGCGATTTCATTAATCAGTTTTGCTAAGCGTTTGTAGCTTAAATCTCGTCCTTCACTGCGAAATAAACCAAGATATTTAATGAGCGGTTTTTCTAGTTCGCCAGTTAGTTTAAGAACTGCGACAAATGCTTCGCTTGCTTCTTCATGACTAATAAACATCTCCAAACTACCAGTTGCGTGGCAAGATGGGCATTTACACTTCATCGGCTTGCTCCGTCATCGACTGGGTCATCATGGTTGCCCAAATTTTCTGAATGATGATGTCAGCAGGTGTGCCATGTGGTGTTGCATTAAAAATCGCTGTCGCTGTGTTAAGCATTTCATCTGTGAGTTGTAGTGGTACTAACACATAGTTATTGCTTAACATCTTATCCAAATCTTTTTTAAAGACGTTACGTTTATTTGACATTTTCAATCTCCTGTGTGTGAATGATAGATACGAACAACAAGCAGGAATATGTTTTTAGAGAGTAGATGTCATGTCGTCCATGACATCTTTTTTGCTTATACTTCTTTTACAAGTTCACCGTTTACAACAGGTAGCCCTAAGTTTGAGGCTAGGTTTAATGCACCTGTGAGTAAATTTCCGATAGCCAATGGATATAACAGGCTTTCATTTTGTTTGTTGCGACTTGCTGTACGAGTAAGTTTGTCTGTAATCGCTTGGATACCACTATCATCGATAAAGTCTTCTAATTTGTAGCCTGCACTAACACAGCGATGACGTAAGTATTCTTCTACGCCGTGTTTATCGAATGGCAATAACTCATAGATTTCACAACGTTGTACGACTTCTCGCACTTGCTCATTATTTTCTGCAAGTTTGTTTTTTAACTCGTTTTGTCCGATGAGAATAATGGACAACAATGGTGTAAAGCCGTTTTCTAATTCTAAAAAGCGTTTCAAATGCTTAAGTGTTGGAATCGGTAAGCTGTGTGCTTCTTCAATAATCAATACATGATGATTACCTGCACGGCACGATTCTTTAAGCAACTGGTGAACTTGGCGAAAGCGAGACTCTGGGCTACGTTTTGCATTTTGTGATGGTGCAAGCGTTGCTAAGATTGCTTCTGCAATATGTGCAGATTTCAGCGTTTTGCCTTTGATGTCGTTATCTTCTGTGGCTAAGACATACGGCTCAATCACAATCACGCTTTCATCTTGGCTCTCCAAGCGGTCGATAAGCTCACGACGTAATGTGCTTTTTCCTGCACCTGACTGACCAATGACTGCAATAAAGCTCATATTGCCTTTTGCGGTTTGCCATAGGGCTTCACGAATGTTGTTGATTTCTGAGTTCTTGTGAACTTCGTTTGCTTGACGTACATTGTCAGTAAAGATGTTGCGTACAAGCTTAAATTGTTTACGAGCCTGTGGGCTTAAAGTTTGTTTGCGTAGTAACATGATGTCGCTCTCCGTTATTACTCGTGATTCTTCTTTAAGAAGAAGGTTAATGTTTTCTGTAGTCATCTCGCATTCAGTCAAATATTGTCTAAGCTGTTTGCGGACTTGTTCTGCGTTTTTTGGATATTTGCCATGATTAAGAATTAAGTTAATCGTGGCAGGGCTAACGCCAATCGCTTTAGCGATTTGTGCTTGAGTGATGTTATGTTGCTCAAGCAGTTGCTTGCACGTTGTCATCATCATCTCCTACAATTTTGAATGTTGGCTTAGGCTGTAAGATGTTTTGAATGATTGTCGGCACATCTTCCTGTGGCACTTCACCAGTCGGATACTGTTGCTGTAAGGCTTGGTAGTGTTCAGCCGTCCATAACTCACCAATTTCTGCTCTGATGGCTTTCGCTGTCTGCACAATATTAAGGGGTGCAAGTTTGCGAGCCTGCGGTGCTTGTTCGATTGCAGTCGTTTGCAATTTTTCACCGCCCTTCGGCATATAATCAGTCTGTTCATGACTGTCGATGTCAGCCATCACATTGAGCTTGCCGTCATACGCCACTTGTTTTTTCTCGATGGCTTGTTCAGCTTGGGCAAGCGTATCTACACCATACGCATCTTTAATGACCTTGTTGCGTTGGTTATCAATCTCGCTATTAGGCATGGATTGAATTTGCTCACCAATTACAGGTGCATTAATATCGAAACCAACCCAGTCCACTTGCATTGGCTCGCAAGTGTAAATTTGCGTTGAGCCATCAGCCTGTGCAACTAGAACATCGACACAAGGGCTACGATACGGATTAACCACAACTTGAACTTTGGCTCGTGGATAAATGCCGTCAATGTGGCGTAGGTCATAATCGTGCTGACCGTAACCTTTAATTGAGTGGCTAATCGTTAAGTTACCTTTCACCGTTTTTTCTACAGGAACAGTACTCACCAACTCTTTACACAATTCCATGCTTGGGGCTTTGCGTAACTGATGAATCGCTATTGATTGCCACACTTTATTGCGAGTCTGTTTTGTACGAGAATGGATTTGGTGTTCGTTCCAATCGACTCGCCAACGTTGAGCTAAGTTGTTAAGTTGCTCAATATTTTCAATATTAAGAAACTTAAAACGCCCTTCAAATTGTGTTTCCACGATATTTTGTGCGTTTTCGACTTGACCTTTTGCACGTGAATTGCCAGTCGCATGGGCAATAAATTGCACATCTAAACGTTCCATCAGATTTTTAAACAGTCCAGAAGTATTCGCACAACCCTTGTCAGCGTAAAGAATAAAAGGAACGCCGTGCATTGGTTCTTGAAAGCCCCTGAGTTGAATGGCATTTAAGAACACTTGGATTAAGTTCTCTGAACTTTCGCTACCGCTAACGTATTCCACATAAATTGAGCCTGAAAAATGGTCAGTAATGACGTAACGAATGACTCGCTCATTCTCAATTTTTTTCAAATTGTGCGGTTTGTTCTTATAGAACTTTTTCTCATCCATGACTTGCATACCGCCTTTCGGTAAGTAGAAAATCACACAAACGGACGCATCGACTTGCCATACATGATTGGGGTGCAAACTGCGTTGGCTAGTATGTGCTGTTGGCGTTGCAAGCTGTTTTGGGTGACACATATTTTGTTTCATCACTCGACTAATGGTTGCTGGGCTAACTTTTGGTGCTTTTCCATCTGCACTTAAAATCTCAAGTGCAGTCGTGATGGGTAAAGTCTTTTTGCCATTGGCACGAGTAGCCAAGTGAACCATCGCACCGACTTGCTCGGCTACTTCAACAGGGACGACAGTTTTGCCCTTGTCTGAACGTGTTTTGCGTTCTGTCGCAAATCCAACCTTTTCTAACTCTCTATAGAGTTGTGGACGACTAACTTGCAATGTGTCGCACGCTTTAGCGATGATGTCGCCCTTTTCGCCGTGCTTTGCGTTGTTGAGCTTGTCGGCAACATCTCGCAAGTAGTCGATTTTTGCAAGTTGTGTCATGGATTTACTCCTGTTCTGCTTGTATGTCATTTAGCCAAGCAGGGTTTACCATTTCTTCAAAATTGACTTGTACACCAAGCGTAGTAGTCAGCTGTGCAATTTGTTGGAACATCGCTACAATGTTTGCTTCGTACTGTTCTTGCAAATGATATAAGCCATGCTCTTCAATCGTTTCTGCAACGGCTTGGCATGAATTGACAAAACGAGCAACATCATTGTGTAAAGTCAGCGTTGCAGATTGAATGGTTTCTAATGCACTTTGTGCCAGCTGTTGTTGTTCACTTTCTGCTCGTGCTTGAATACGAGCAGGTGTATCTAACTTAGTGAGTTTGGCATCTAACTCATTTAGTTTTTCGTCTTTCTTTTTGATGATGTTGTCTTTTGCTTCAGCGTTTTCTCGTGCTTCACGCAATGCTTGTTTGAGTTCACGAACGCTCATTTGTTCAATGCTGTCTAAGTTCACATCACCAACGCTACCGCCTTGTTCAATCACTTTGATTTCATCGTCATCAAGCACTAACAGTTCTAATAATTTGCTTTGTGTACCTGCTTTTTCCAAAAGCGAAAACGTTTTCGTTTTTGAGATTTTCATTACTGCAGACATAAAGCGTTGAGCCGTACGCTTACTAAAACCGAGCATTTCTACACGTTGTAAAAACTCGCCATGTTCGGTCATTTCTTTAAGTAGCAATAAGCGTTTGCCCATTTCAAATAATGACTCTGCGGTGCGATGTTGGTAAAAGCGGATACCGTCTTCTAACGCTCCAACACTTAATACCCCTTCATATTCCAGTTGAGTTGCTAAAACTGCTAATTCATGGACGTGTTTATTTACGTCTTGTTCAATTACAGTTACTTCTTCTGCATCAATAATATTGCTCATGTTTTATTCCTACATTGTTAAACGCTTGATTTCATCAATTCGTGCTTGTGCGAGTTGTAATTCTTTGTCATGTGCTTTGGCAATGCTGACAAAAGCGGTGCTTAAGTAGTACAAGTCATGTTCATCTTGACGTACAAAACCCTGTTTAACTAAAGTTTGTAACGCACGGTGTACTTGTGATGGTACTTCATTTAGTTTTTCTGCAAGCTGAGATACGCTTACGCCACTCAATGTATGCCCACGCAATTCTTTGAGTACAATTAAGACTTTTTCGGCTGATTTGATGGTCATGTTTAGCTCCTATTGGCAGGCTAAGCAGTTTAAAACTGCAATCACAACATGGCTGATTTTTTCAGCATAAAGAAGAAAACCAATGCTTGAGATAGATACTGCAAATTTGCTTAATGCAATTGCAATTTTCATGTGAATTTACTCCTGTGATTGTTTGTTGGGGGTTACATATAGTTCGCCAAAAACATCATCTAATTGTGTGCTGAGTGCAGTAAATGTGGCATTTAGATAAGCCATATTTGTACAAACAGTTGCTAATGCGTCTTCTGGGTTTGATGTTAAATCTGCTAGTAAAGCTAATTGCATTTGTGCTTGGCTAAGCAGTTGTTCCCCTTTTTCTGTAATATGTTTATCATGAACAGACTTTTTGATTTTCATTACCAGCTCCTTACATTACTCGTTTAAGTAAACCTGTTGCAGTTACCATGACTTTGTCGTGTTTAATACCATGTACAGCATAAGTACTAATCCCCAGTTGTTCACTAATTTGTCCAAAGGTATAACCTTGAGCCAGTAATTCTTTTACAAGGGCATAGTCAGATTCTGTGGCTTGACGATAATGTTTTAACTTGTTGTTTTGCCCTTGACGTTGTAATAACTCTAGGCTTTGGGCTTGGAGTTGTAGGCTTTGTTCGTGTAGGCTTACAATCTTATCCATTTGTTTTTGTTGCTGATGTACCACATTTTTAAGGGTATGAATCAGTTGAGTTAAATGCCAATTCGCATTTTTGGTGATTTGGCTTTGCTCGGTGTGCTGTCGCTGTTGGGCTTGGAGCGTATAAAGCTGTTGTTCACAAGCAATAAAGTATTGACGCGCTTCACGACCTTTGGCGGTACGCTCGACCATAGACAACTCTTTTGCCATGTTTAAGGTGATGAAATAGTCATTGCGTAATTGTTGGCGAGCTTTTGTATTTTGTTTATTATTTGTGCTACATAAATTTATGTTGCTCAAAGTTTCTACAATTTCAAAATCTACATGAATAGTGAATTCATAATGCTTAATACGATTTTTAATCCAATCATTAAAATGTTGTTTGCTTTCTAAATAAGTGTGTAATTCACGAGCATTAACCGTTGGGACAAGATGTTGTCCGATGGTACGGTTACTAATATTGATTAATGC